GGTATTTCGATGAATTATTACCGTTTCTGATAAAACCGAATGTACAGTTAGCTTACGGTCAGTCAGATCGTGATCTGTCGGTGTTTTTCCTGCGTTATTCCAACGAATTGCAAGACAAATCAGTTATCAAGTTCATGAACGATTTCAGCGAGTTCGACTGTTCACAGGAAAAGCGTGGTCTCGAAGCCATCGAGTTCATGTATCTCAGCTGCGGCATGAACCCGATCAGTGTCGCGTTCATGATGACCATGCGTTCTAAATGGCGACTTAGTATGCGTTTCAACGACAAGGTCTACACAGCACAAGCGGTTCTCGAAGGCGCCTATCAACAACATTCTGGACAGGTGCATACGCTCGGATCAAACACCATTTACAACATGGCAGCAATGGGTATGTGCTATGACTTTGGTGACTATATCTGCGCCTCATTCAAGGGTGACGACTCGCTAGTTCTTTGTCACCGAGCACGCATCATCACACAGCGCAACACGCCAGTCTATAAGCGCGCCGGTTTCAAGTTCAAGGTTGAGACTCCACTCATTGCCGAATTTATCTCTAACATAGTCACACCATTTGGTTTCGTACCGGATCTGTTGAGACGTGTCACGAGAGTTGTATCTAAAATCTATACAACAAAATCGGACTGGGAGCAGATAAGGAAAAGTACAGCAGATTGCCTGGCCGTACTCGATGAACGTAATCTCAACGTTGGACTCGGCTGGCTTAGACGACACTATCTGGATAACAGGATCGATGTCAGCATATCGCAGCTGCAGGACATATATTTCTATCTTAAAAGCGTGGTGCATGATCCGACCGTTGCACCACGTGATTTAGAAGATATTATGTATCTCGACACCAATGCGATCTAAGCGCTGTCCTAATAACTATCCTATTTTTCTGTAAATATATTTAGAACAACTTCAACATGAATGGAAAGAACGACAACTCAATCAATCCGGAGATTACCAGCGGTGACCATGTCACCACGGTTCAGAGTTCCAAACTCACCGTTGATTCCGTTTCGGGTGCCGCATGGCTTCGCAAGTATTTGCATCCCCCATGCGCCACCCCCGACGGATACGCCGGCATCCCGGACAAGAACAACACTCCTTCAGCAGACGCAGAGTACAAGGGCATCCGACAGATCCAAACATTTGCCACCGAGCCGTCAGTGTTATTCAACAAGGTCCTCCTGTTGCACACAGCCTCCGCCATTGCTCCAGTCATCGCATTTAAATACGATGTCAGCGGAGCTCTCTATCAACTCCCGGAGGATGTCGTGCTCAACCGCAACATCAACGTCCAGGACATGGTCGCACAGAACTCATCCGGTCGCATCACGTACAAGTCAACTACATCCTGGCTCAACGCAACCAATTTCAGCAACCAAGGCGATCTGTCCACAGCACTGTTCCGTCCCAACATCACCGTCTACAGAATTGGCGACCTTATCAAGCTCTTCGCACGTCAGCCCAACTCACAGCAGTTGCATTCCGAACTTGCCGATTTCTTCGACGGCAAGGCACATACCGAACTCCACAGCATCGAGAGTTCCGTGTCGCGCCTCGCCGCCTCGATCGACAATTTCGCACAGGTCGTTAAGCTCGGAGCCATCCCGCAGGAGGGCTCTCAGATCGTCATGATGTCACCGAACGCTGTCTCCACCGACGCGAAGTCCGGCTCTTTTGTCGTTCAACGCTTCGATCAAGACAGCATCCAGTATAAGGACTTTTCATGCAACGGCCTCAACGGCGTCGGCGTGTCCACGCTCATCGGCATGCCATGCTATATCTTCGAGCAGACCGGTTCAGTCGGTCAGCTCGAAGCTATCAAGGTCGTCGGACAGCCTGGCAACGCCACAGCAATACTCGCCGATCTTCCGTGGTCTGATTTCTTGTGGGGCTGGTCTCTGTACGAGGGTTTGTCGCTCGCTTCGTCGGGCGTCTCACCCCCATACATATCAGTCAAAACAATCACTGGCTTCGAGTTCCAACCGCTCACTGATAGTATTCTCTCGCCGTTCATTAGGAACTCCGCAGTTTACGATCAGTCAGCGATTCAACTCGCTACCATCACTAATCATGCCATGGCCGATTCACTGCCATCCGCCGCCAACTTCTGGGGATCAATCGGCAAAGTTCTCCTCACAGCTGCTCCATCAATCATCAGCACTCTCATCAAGGTCTTTGGATCGAAGAAGAAGGACAAGCCAGTCGAGAAGCTCACTAAGCAGCTGGGCAAGTCTCGCATCTCTGCTCCAAAGAAGCCAGTCGCCAACAACAAGCTACGAGGTCCTATGCCAGTTCGAAGAACCATGGTCATCAATCGATCTAAGCCCGTAGCCAAGCGACCAAAAGTTTGAACGACTATCGTTCACTAGACCATGCACTGGACCGTCTAGTATTCAACCGGGGTTTTTCCAGTTTCCCCAATTAAAGTCGAAGGAAAACGACAATAACCGCTCGACGCGGGGCTATAAGCTAACCAAAAACA